AGTATCGTCCTTATGATTGGAAGTTCGGTAACAAAACAGGAGTCGGTGCTGACCTAGTAGCTCTTCAAGTAGTAGACTTGGTAGAGTACCAACAGGCAGGAGGTTCGGATTTTGCTCCTGTCGATGGCGGGTTTACATCTTCGGAAGAAGATATCCCGTTCCCCTCTAACTAATGGTAATGGGCAGGGCTTTTCGGAGTCCTGCCCTACCCATCATGGAAAACATACACACTCTTATAGAAGATATCTATTCATTATTTATGGAGGATAGTGATGCTCGTAGATCAAAAGATGATCTAAATAAAGCGGCAAAGAAAGCCGGAAGAAATATAGCTACTGCTTTAGTTACAGCTATAGAAGAGAGAAAAGAAAAAAGACCTAATACATTACGTCTCTCAAACATAGGAAGACCAAAGAGACAGCTATGGTATCAGCTTAATGAAGTGTCTGGAGAGTCAACACTAAACCCAAGTGACTACATTAAATTTATTTATGGTCATATGCTTGAAGAGTTAGTTTTGTTTCTTTCCTATGCTTCTGGACATCATGTATCAGAGCAACAGAAAAAAGTTAAGATAGGAGGTGTTGTAGGGCATAAGGATTGTAAGATTGATGGAGTCACAGTAGATGTAAAGAGTGCATCAGCTTATGCCTTTAAGAAATTTAAAGAAGGCACACTTTCAGAAGATGATCCCTTTGGTTACGTCAGTCAGCTATCTGCTTATGCTAAAGCAAACAATGAAAAGGAGGCAGCTTTCTTAGCTATTGATAAGTCCAGTGGCGAACTAACATTATTACCCTTACATCAGATGGAGTTCGATGATGTTGAAACAAAGATTAAAGACATTAAAAAATCCTTGGAGCAACCAGAGCCGCCGTCTAAATGTTACGAAGACGTTCCCTTCGGTAAGTCTGGTAATCGCCACCTTGCCGTTGGTTGTAGGTACTGTGATTATAAGCGCCTGTGTTGGGCTGATGCTAACAATGGGGAAGGGCTTCGGGAGTTTAAGTATGCATCTGGTCCTGTATATCTCACAGAAGTTAGATCAGTTCCTAATGTGGAAGAAGTTAAGTGAAAACCCAAAGTGCAAAAGCAAAGGGTAGGAGATTTCAACAGTGGGTCAGAGACAAGCTGATTGAGATACTCTCTATAAATGAAGAAGACGTAGAGAGTAGAAGTATGGGAGCCTCTGGAGAGGATTTAATAATGGCACAGGCGGCTCGTCAGAGGTTCCCCTTCTCCATTGAGTGTAAGAATCAAGAGAAGATAAATATATGGAATTCTTACAGTCAAGCAGAAACAAATTCAGGTAAGTATGAGCCTATACTATTTATAAAAAAGAATAACAAGAAACCATTGGTGGTTATAGATGCGGAATATTTTATTAACTTATATAGAAAATAATCAAAAGCTTCATGTATACGATCCCATTGAAAAGTCTACTGATCCTAATGTAGAACTTTTTAATGGAGTAATTCTGCAAGCTTTAGTTGACATATGTAGTGAAGAAGAGTATGTTACGAAACACCATAAAGGAGCTAAAGAAGAAGCTATGGCTTGGTTCTTTTCTACTGTAGTATCTGTTGTGGATAACTTCGATATGGTATGTGACCTAGCAGGTATTAATTCTAGTAAAGTGAGAGACTTTGCTAGACGTATTACATTATCAGATAACAAAGAAGTATTGAGGCAACAAATGTTGAAACATTTTCATGACTGAATCTAGAGAAGATTTTACATCTTACATTGTAAGGAGGCATAAAGAATTGGATTTTGATACGAGTGCTAAATCTACACAGGTAGGTGGTAATCATTATAAAGATTGTAAGATACAACCTGTTGACTATATCCATGCTAATGAATTAGATTTCTTTGAGGGTAACATTGTTAAATATACTACTCGACATAGAAAGAAAGGTTCTGGCTCACAAGATATTAGAAAGGTTATCCATTACGCAGAGCTTATTTTGGACCTAGTGTACAACGAAAAACCATAGGGGAAATAAATGTTTAAGTCTAACAAAAATCCACAATTTAGATCAAAGTTTTCAGAAGATATTTTCTATACAAAGTACTCTCATGAAGGTGCAGAGACTATGCATGAGTTGGCATCCACTCTTGTAGAAGATGTATGTCAAAGCCATATGAGTAAGTCTGAGAAGGACGAACTTGTAAGTCACATTGCGGACCTACGTTTTCTGCCGGGAGGACGCTATCTTTATTATGCAGGTAGAGATAAAAAGTTTTTTAATAATTGTTATCTATTAGATTGTGAAGAAGACACAAGAGAAGATTGGGCTAACCTGTCATGGAAAGCAGAGAGTTGCCTTATGACAGGCGGTGGTATAGGTGCAGACTATTCTGTGTATCGACCAGAGGGTAAAACACTTGGAGGCACAGGAGGCATCTCCAGTGGTCCTCTACCTAAGATGCAGATGATCAATGAAATTGGTCGAAGGGTCATGCAGGGTGGTAGCCGTAGGTCTGCTATCTATGCAAGTCTTAATTGGAAGCATGAAGATATCTATAAGTTTCTTGGATCAAAGAACTGGAAAGAGATGCCTATAGGTACAACAGGTCAGACGTTGTTCGATGTTAAACAGGATGATTTTAATTTTCCTGCTCCACTTGATATGACTAATGTCTCTGTTAATTATGATACAGAGTGGCTGTTAAACTACTGGAATACAGGAGAACTTGGAGATGTCTTTATCACTAATGTACGGCAAGCTTTATCAACCGCAGAACCCGGCTTCAGCTTCAACTTCTTTGACAAAGAACATGAGACACTTAGAAACGCCTGTACAGAAGTTACAGCAAACAACAGGAATGCACAGGACGGAGGTGATGATTCCGATGTATGTAATCTGGGTAGTCTTAATTTTGCTAGGATTGATGGCGTTCAGCAACTTCGTTCGGTGGTCGAACTGGCTACCAAGTTCTTAATCTGTGGTACACTACGAGCGCAACTACCTTATGATAAAGTTTATAGAACAAGGGAAAAGAACCGTCGCCTTGGGCTAGGTTTAATGGGATTACATGAGTGGCTTATCCAACGAGGAAGCCGCTATGAAACAACAGAAGAGATGCATCGTTGGTTAAAAATTTATAAGTCAGAATCAGATAAAGTTTCTAGAGACTTTTCTAATAAACTAAATATCTCTAGCCCTGTTGCTATAAGGGCGGTAGCCCCAACAGGAACTATTGGTATTATTGCTGGTACGTCAACAGGTGTAGAACCTATCTTTGCTGTAGCCTACAAGAGAAGGTATCTAAAGAATCGGCGGTGGCATTACCAATACGTTGTTGATAGTGCAGCACAGGAGATGATTGAGTTGTATGATACTGATCCAGATAAGATTGAGTCAGCTATAGACTTAGCTACAGACTACGAACGTAGACTTTCTTTTCAGGCAAACATTCAAGAGTATGTGGATATGTCAATCTCCAGTACGATTAATCTTCCTGCTTGGGGATCAAAAGAAAACAATGAAGACCTTGTTGTTCCCTTTGCTAATACCCTTGCTAAGTATGCACACAGACTTAGAGGATTTACCTGCTACCCTGACGGTAGTCGAGGAGGACAACCTCTAACTGTTGTACCATATAAAGAAGCTGTAGATAAACTTGGCGAAGAGTTTGAAGAGAACATCCAGACACATGATATCTGTGAGATAGCTGGTACAGGAGGGGTCTGTGGGGTATAAAAACAAAGAGGATCAGAAAGAGTATTGGGAAAAATGGTATGAAAAAAATAAAGAAAGTGTATTAAAAAGGATGAAAGAGTACAACTCAAAAGAAGAAAATAAATTAAAAAAACAGAAGTCCCAAGCTAATCTACACTTTCGCTATGTGGATATAAAGGGTAGAAGTAGAAAAAATAATATAGAATTTAATTTAACGGAAGAATACTTAGAAAGTATTTATCCGGCTGACGGCATATGTCCATTGCTAAATATAGCATTAGATTGGGATAGCCCTCCAAGACATGACAGTACTCCTTCATTAGACAGAATTGATAATAATAAAGGATATATAAAAGGAAACGTACAATGGGTAAGTTGGAGAGCTAATAGACTTATGAGTAATATGCAACCAGATGAAATTCTTATGCTTGCCCAAAACTACAAAAAGATATATGACAAAGTTCAACTCTCGTAGCTCAATGGATAGAGCAACAGACTTCTAATCTGTAGGTTGCAGGTTCGAGTCCTGCCGAGAGTGCCAAATAAATACTTGACAATAATAATAAACTATGATATACACTAAGAAGGGAACGCCACAATGGGTTCCCAAACATCTTGCTTAAAGGAGATAAAAATGTTTACAGAGTTTATGAACAACCATGTTGTAGGTTTAAATGTTTTATTTGACGAGTTAAAAACAATGCAGGGAAATGCTGAGAAGGGGAACTTTCCTCCTCACAGAATAACTAATTATAAAAATGAAAAGTACTACTTAGAATTTGCAGTGGCCGGGTACTCTAAAGAGGAGTTAAACGTAGAGCTAACAGAATCAGATATTCTTGAGATTAGTTCTAATGGATCAGAGCAAATGTACAACAAACTTATTGGTGCTAATAACGATACAGATTGGAAATGTACATATGATGGTTTTGCTTCTAGAGCTTTTAAGAAAGAGTTTAAGTTGTCTCCCTTTATGGAAATCAAAGAGGTAACATATACGAATGGTATTCTTACAATAGCTATCTACAAAAAAGTTGTAGACGAGAAAGAAACAAAAACATTTGAAATTAATTAACAGGAGGGGGAGGCAGAAATGTCTCCCCTATAACCTATGTCAAAAGAAGTAAATAAAAAAATCTTAGAAACCTATCCAGTAAAAAAGAAAACAAGTATTGGTATGTCGGTTCTTTCCAGACCAACTAACAAATCAAAACGTAAAGCTTGGAAACCTTACAAAGGACAAGGAAAGTAATGAGTAAATTCTTAAAGTTAGACAATGAAGTATTTAATATTTTTTGGCCTGACTTGAGTAAACTTTTTATAAAGGTTATTAAAACTCAAGCATCAGGAAGAGATAGCCTTGAGCTACTACACACAAAGATTTCTAATAATCTATTAGATGTGTGGGTCTACAGAGGAGAAGATGGTGTATACAATGATGATGGCGTTATTGAGGCTGCATTCTGCACAACCATCACAGAGTATCCCGATAAACGTAGTCTCTTCTGGGGATATATGTCAGCAGATAATAATACTATGAATAACTGGAAAGAATCTTTATGGACTACTCTTAGAAACTATGGCAATCAAAATCAATGTGACTGCATAGAATATTTTTCAAACAGAACAGGATGGACTAGAGTGTTAGAAGAAAACGATGACGTTGAAAACATTGAGCCGATAGGGACTATATTTGAGATTAAATTATAATGACAACAGATAACATCATACCTAATATTTATATTGGTTATGACTCTAGAGAGGACCAAGCTTATAGAGTTTTAAGAGAGTCAATCTTGGATCATACAAGCGCACCTGTAAATATTATTCCCTTGAAACAGGGGCGACTTAGAGATATTAATTTTTACAGACGAAGCTATTATGTATCGGGTGACGGTACTAAGTTAGATGACACAGACAGGAAACCATTCTCTACAGAATTTAGTTTTACCAGATTTCTTGTACCGTTTCTAAATATGCATAGAGGTACTGCTCTTTTTATGGACTGTGACATGCTGGTGAGATCAGATATTATGGAAGTTTTCGATATTCCTAAACACTCAGAGAGGAAAGCTCTCTGGTGTGTCAAACATGACTATAATCCTAAGTCTTCTATCAAGATGGATGGACAGGTACAGCAGCAGTATAGTAGAAAGAACTGGTCTTCTTTTATGTTGTGGTCCTGTAGCCACCCCGATCATAAAAATCTTACTATAGATGATGTCAATTTAAAAACTGGTTGGTACTTACATAACTTTCAGTGGTTAGATGACAAAGATATTGGAGAGATTGATCAAGCATGGAACTGGTTAGACGGTCATTCGGATGATACCCTTAATGCAAAGAATGTACACTTTACAAGTGGTGGTCCTTGGTTTAAAGAATGGGAACCAAAGCAAAGATCAGATGCTAAGTATGCTTTAGAGTGGGAAGTTTTATCAGACAGTATTGAAGTAGAGGAAGTTCTCGGAAAGGAGAAACAATTAAAATGGAAAAAATCTTATGTTTAAAAATGTAACTGTAGTAACTTCCTTTTCAGAGGATGGCTGGGAAACATATGCTAAAGATATGGTCTGGTCTATTGCGGAACATTGGGACCCAGCCATTAAAGTTATTGCTTATTATCATGACTTTGATATTAACACAAAGGACCTACCTAAATCTAAAAGTATTGAATACAGAAACTTAAATGATTTGAATGAGCTTATTGAATTTAGAGAACGGTTTAAGGAATACGATGGCACCATGGGTGGTAAAACATCCTACACCTTTAGGCTAGACGCTATAAAATTTTGCCATAAGGTTTTTGCTATCACAGACTGTGCATTTAATTTATCAGAGAC